AAAACAGTAAATTTTGATATTAATAAACTATCAAAATTTTTCAGAGAAAATAAAAGCATAAATACACTTAACAATTTAATGAGATACAACCATGACTTACCAATATACTGGAAAATATAAAGGACTTTACTCACGTTGGTACCGCTTTGATGAAAATGGCAATAAACACATCAAGCGTTTTCCAATAGACTTTGTGCCAGAAAACAATGAATGGCATAGAGGCACGGGACCATTAAATCCTGAACATAGAAAAAACGTTACCAATGCATTGAAACGCCAATATACAGGCGTGCCTAAAAGTGTTGAGCAACGTGAAAAAATGAGCAAAGCCAAGTTAGGTAAACCAAAAACTGAAGAACATAAACAAAGTATGCGTGATGCATGGAAGCGTAGACGCAAGTTGATTGCTGAACAAAATAGATTACGCTACTTAAAAGAACGTGGTATAATGATAGGTAATATGTGATATTAATATATAAACAGATGCCTGATAAAACATGGGAGATTGCAGGTTACAGTTGCATGTTGTGTGGTAGAAATACAAAAAGCCTTTATAATATGAATAAGCATATGAGGGGCTGTATAGATAGAACAGAAAAAAGAAAACTTAAGGAGTTAAAGAAAATGCCTATTCAAAGAATCGTACAAAAAGGTGAAGTATATTATCGCTGGGGCGATCATGGCAAGTTATATAAAGACCGTGCTGATGCCGAGAAGCAAGCATCCGCGGCTTATGCCAGTGGTTACAAAGAACCAAACAAGATGCAACAGAGTAATATGAAAAACAAATAATGAATGTTGCTTGCGTTATTGGTAATGGTCCCAGTAGATTACAGTTTGATTTACATCATATCAATGCATTGATGACTACATATGGTTGCAATGCACTGTATCGTGATTTTATTCCTAATTATCTAATCAGTATGGATTATAATATGGTAGATGAAATCTTAAAAAAAAATGTACACAAACAATGTAATTTTTATACGCAACATGATAATAGAGTTGATAAGTTAGCCACTAGTGGTGAACCAATCAATTTCTTTTGGGGCTTTAAAGAAACCAATGATAGTGGCAACAGTGCATTAAGATTGGCATTACGACATGACAATAGTATTGTATACATTATAGGATTTGATTACAACATAGGTGGTTCTAGTTTACCAAACGTTTATAGTGGCACTAAAAATTATTGTAATGGACATGTGTTCCCAGCCGCAAGCATGCAAGCAACTAGATGGCGTCAACGATTACGTAAAATTTTAAATGATCATACAAATAAAAAAGTAATCAGAGTTAATGGTAACAACAATAGTATAGATATCAATACATCCAACTATGCTGAAATAACAGTGACAGAGTTTAATAATATTTTAAAGGAAAACAAATGAAAGATTATAAAGAAAAAGTTAACGATACAAAAGAACTTGTGTATACGTACAAGTTGATGAAAGGTGCTGATAATGAATTGTATGTCACTGTCAAACCCTTAATGAATGACATTCAAAACAGTATGGAAAAGATGTTAGAGATTGACACCACTGAACTCAGCAAGGAAAATAAACAATTGTTTGATTTAAAATTGTTAGGGCTTAAAACTGTTTATGAATTCTTGGGTGCGTTAGTTACTGAACAAACGCTTAAGGATAAAGCAGTAGAGTTGAGAGGTGATATCCCATTAAACACTGAAAGCAATTTCACAGTTACCGGCATGAGCCCAACTAAGCATTGAGGTATATCATGGAAATAACTAATTCAGAAACTATTTCACTGTTAGGTGACACCATAATATCACGTGAACTTAGTGATTATATTTTTAATCAAATTAAAGATAAAGATGAAATCATCATATCTGATATTGTGATTACAAACATTGAATATGATAAGGAGTTAATCAATGTCAGAGTTTAAAGGTCTTATAGACAAACCAAATTTTGTCAATCATATCAAAAATTTCGATAAGATGACAACAGAACTTAGCCCCTTCATGACTGAGGAAGAGATTGATAAGTGTATCAGTTTCATGCATACATTGAAGGACACAAAGTTTGATATCAATCCATCACCAAGTGATTGCAAAACGCAAATCGAATTAATGATTGGCAGTGATAGATTTTTAGAAATATCTAAACAATGGAGTGCCAAGAATCAAAAGTTCTTGACTGTGTTTGGCACAATGAAATTTAAACGTATCAGTGATGGTAGTTTATGGGATGGATTAGATCCAGAAGATAATCCTACTGAATACGAAAAAATTTATATTTAAAGGTATGCATATGAAATCAATATGGGAAAAGATTAAACTTGCGTTCAATCGTGAGAATCAAGGTGATATCAAATTACCTCAATTGCATGATTTACCTAAAGGTACAACTGTGTCAGTTAATTTACCTGAGAAAAAAGTTCGTAAGCCAAGAACAAAAAAAGTTGTGGAAAACAAAAATGAGTTATGATTTAAATCAGTTGGCACCATTACTTTGTTGTGAACCTAAATGGGGACCAATATATCGTGCCACTACTGGTATGAATTATACTCAATTAAAAACATTTGTTGATGAATTGCGCATGCGTAGACCACAACGTTTCTTGCCTTTAAAGATGGAACAAGAATTTCAAAAACAGTTAGAAATATTGAAACAAAAGGAATCATTATGACTAATAAAGTAGGAGGCAAACGTGTCAATGCCGGTAGACCAAAAGGTGGCACAAACAAAATTAGCGGTGTCTCGATTCTTAAAGCAGTGCAACGTGAATGTGGCTTGCCCTTCGAAGAATTGTTAGCACAAGGTTATCACAAGAGCATTATGGAAGATGATATGCATTCACGATTAAGTTACGAGAAAATGATTCTTAGTAAAGTAGTTGCTGATAAACATGAAATCGATCATACCACATTAGGTAAGTCTCTTCACAACAACTTTGTGTTTCCAACTCACGAACTAGCCGATTGGTCAAACACAGAAAATGTGTCGTTTACAACTATACCAACAACATACACATTAGATGCAAAATAAGATAGAGGTTCCTCTTTATGGTGAGCAGAGTACAATCTTTAAAGATTGGCTTACCACGGATAAACATTGTATCGACATTGTTCCCGTAGGAAGTGGCAAGACATTTCTTGCCGCCATCGCACTCCCATTATTTGCCAGTGATGAAAAATATCATAAAGGTAAAGATATCATTTACAGTGCGCCAACAGGTGCAATGATTAAAAGTTTGATATGGGAACCACTTAAACAAAGTTGCATCAATCATTTTAATTTAATTGATGGTAAAGATATTAACAACAGTGAACTAACAATTAAATTTCCCAATGGCATTTTCATTCGTTGCAAAAGTGCAGAACAACGTGAGAACTTACGTGGTCTTAACGTTGGCGTGTGGGTAGCAGACGAAGCCGCATTATATACGCAAGATACATTACAAGAAATCACAAATCGATTACGTCCACGTGTTGGTCAACCAGAAACGCAAGGTCGATTGATCGTGATCAGTACGCCAAATGGTACTGGACCATTGCATGATCTATTTCAGATGGCATTACAATTGCCAGAAAAATATATTGTTCGTCATTACAATTATGAACAGATGCGTTCAGGCAATCGTGCTTTTATTGAAGAACAAAAAAGAATATTAAGCCCATTAAAATTTGCACAAGATTATTTGTGTCATTGGGAAAGCGTTGCTGATCAATTTTTCTATACATGGGATAAAACAAAATATTGTAGAGATATCTATGATAGGTTTACTGATCTTTATACCTTTCACGATTTTAATAAAAGAGTTATGTGCGCAGTCGTAGCACAAGTTAGCAAAGCAGGTTTAAAAGATGGCAACATGGAAATTCTTAAATCGTATGCCATACCTGATTGTAGTACAGAAGGTATCGCACAAGCAATTCGTGAAGATTTCCCTAAACGTAGAATCAATTCAATCATTGACATGAGTGGTACACAAGTTAATCGTGATACCACAAGTCCTTTTGGTGTAACAGATAAAATCATTTTAGAAAAGTATGGTTTCACGATTGTTAACAGTCGCAAAACTAATCCATTGATTGCTGACACAGATAACACCAGCAATGCGTTCATCAATCGTGGTGGACTTGTTGTTAGACCAGACGATAAACTTTTACTTGAAGCATTAGGTTCATATCATTTTGAAGATGCTTCACGCAAACGTTTAGTAAAATATACTGAACAAAAATATGCACACATCGATGGATTAGGTGATTGCATACGTTATGGCATTCATTATTTGTTTCCAATACAACATGAAAGTACAGGCATCGCTGAATATGTTGGTATGGATCAACGTTACGCTAGACAAAATACTCCTGGTGCAAGTCATTTGCCTGAAAGTCCATTATATCCAGGTGGCCCAAGTTGGGAAGAAATTATGAATGGTGATCAACGAGATGATCATATGGTTTGGAGTTAATTATGGCAAAAACAGGAAGACCTATAGGCACTAGCATACCAATATTGGAAAGATTATTAAACAAAGTTTTAATAACCAGTGATGATTGTTGGATATGGCAAGGTGGAAGAAATAACATTGGTTATGGTATGATTCGTGATGGTAAACAAATGCGTACTACGCATCGTGTTAGTTACGAAGAACATATTGGAAAGATACCTGCAGGTATGTGTGTATTGCATAATTGCGATACTCCATTATGTGTTAATCCAGCACATTTACGTTTAGGCACACATAAAGATAATACAAGAGATATGATTGCTAAAAGTAGAGATAATATTTTTGG